TAAACGGTTACGAGTGTTTCTTCCGTAGCGGGATTTATCAGTGCATTGACTATGTTCCGCAATCTCACCGAGTTAAAATATGACATTATTTTCCTTTATACAACTACCCAATTCGCGCCATTACTTTGTACGAGTATGGCATCGTATTGGTTAAGTTCCTGCGTTGTTGAGCCGTCTATAGTTTGTCCGCTTGTAGTGGTTACTGTTATAAGTCCCGTGCCTGTGTTTTTTACTTCATACAACTTGCCAATCATACCTACTGCCGTAGGCAACGTTACCGTAAATGTGTTTGCCGTACAATTTACCATATAATCGGAAGTGGATAAAGTATAGGCGGCTGACTTTTCAACGAATGGCAGAGACATACCGCTTGTGCCTGACGATGCAAATGCTATCCATGTAGCCTCAGTAATCATTTGCCTGAATAAAGATTGGTCGCCATGCCATATGAAATTCAGTATTATTTGCGTATTTGAAACAGATACAACCCTTCCATGAGTAGTTAGTACATTACTGCCATCACTCGCTCCACGTAAGTCAACTCTTAAAGATTGAACGGCTACAACACCGCTATAAATAAGTCCGGTTGGAAATGGAGTGTCAAATGTAACTGTTAGATTGAAGTTCTGGTCACTGCTGTCAAGGAAACTTTGTAGTATAACGCCTGTGTCAATGGAGCCTGACCGTACATGAACGAATCCCTCTGCTGATGGAGCGGGTGCCGGCGGAGTCGGTGGAGTCGGCGGTGTTACAGTTCCTTCTTTTTTTGTGTCTGTATTGCCATATACAATCCACCGTGTGCCATCGCATATCTCAATGTTCAGTGTGGACGTATTGAATCCTATCATACCTTTTAGCGCGTTAGATGGATTCGGCTTGCCATTATCCGCGAATATACCAGCGAATGTAGGTTTACCGGATGTGAGTTCCTTGAATTGCCTATCCAAGTCAGGGTCGTTAAAGTTAGCCAGTTTCTTATGTGTCTCTCTGTATTCAACCATTATACGCTCACCTGTGTTGACCGATGTCTGTATTTAGCGGGTTTCACTTTATAGGATAAACTGATAATACCAAGTTCATTTACTTTCTGTGTCGCACTGGCACTGAAAAGAAGTCTCAAATTGTTACCGCGTAAATGTTTTTCTGGATTTATTATTCCCTGTGCAAATATAGCCCTTCTTGCAAAGTAAGCGCGCCATATATTCGGATTCTCTACAGTTAATTCGCCTTGCATTTTAATATATTCAAGTACACCACCACCGCCAGGAGGGATGGTAGGAGGGTAGGTGGGACTGAAGTTATCATTTTGAAGGTTCTGGTCGTCAAATGCAAAACGGATATTCTTCATAAACCCATTATCCGCGCCGTGTGCAAGTGTCATCTTCATATCAACATCTAAATATCTTGGCACTTTAACGAGTGAGGACTGTTCCATAGGAAACTGAATGTATCCTGTCTCAAGTGTTATCGGGTTGGCGATTTCAGTTGGTATTAAGTTCTCATGGTCTGCCATATCAGGAACGAATTTAGCGATGAAGTACCCGCCACCGACAGGTGTGAGTCCACCTGCTGGCAGAGGTGCGCCGTAACCGAAGTCAGTGGATAAGAAAATAAGTAGAAGTTCTTCCTGCTGTGTGCGTAAATCATCTTTATTGACAAAGACCCAATAAGGCGCAAGGTTAGAATAGACGGACATACCCTGTGAAATATCACTGAACACATAAGCCTGCTGGTTCGTGCTATTACTTGGGTTGCCATGTGCCATAAAGAATATCGCTTTGTTCTTATAATAAACAGATGTAACATCCGCAGATGTGGCTTTAAATGTTCTTAAATCCTGCTGAACGTAATAGGACAAATCCTCAAAGTTATTCAGGTCAAACCGCATGAGTCCTTTATGGGACTGGAATAATATCCTACCGTTATTATCAACTGAAATACTCTTACGATTGATTGCGCCGTACTCATTTTGAATTGTCTCTACACGGAACGGAGGTGAACTTCCTGTTACTAAGTCAATACTATGCTCCTTAAAAACAAGAAGTCCTATTTTCGTTGATAAAAGTTTAATGACAGGCTCAGAAAATACCGCGCCCAACGCTTCTTTAACAAGCGCATATTCAAGATTCCAGTCCAAACCCACTTGTTCCATGAACGGATATATTTTATTGTCCGTACCAGACGCGCAAATCCATAGCCGATTGCCGTAATACTCAATGAGAACGTCTTTTGTATTTGCGGATTGTATCCCACCTGCCACCGCATCATTAAGAAGCTGGACATTATCAAAGGTGGTTATGGGTGTGGCGTTAGGGTCTAAAGCAAGTTTAATGTCGGATATTGAATCTGTGATGGCAAGACTCCCACCTGTCGGGACTATAGCCTTTTCCTGGATTTTAAGCCAAGAGTCTAACGTTCCTCCAATTCTATAAATAAGAACATTAAGAGTTGCAAGACCTGATGTTGCTAATATGGTAGTGTTTACACTTGCATTTTGGTTTATCAATTTCAATTCATTGGATGGCTCACCTGGTTGCGAATAATAAATTTTACCGTCAAATCCAATTCCTTTAAGCACAATGCGCCATCTGTATGTGCCATTAAGTTCCCCTGACCCAATACCGCCAGCCGTTGTAAGTCCAGGTGTAACCCATGTGGGAGTATTTATTAAATTAAGTGTCGCTCCATTTCCTGAAACATCTGATGTAGTTGTGCCAATACCTTCATTGAAATTATAGCCAGATACAAGATTATTTTCTGCGATAATATGCAAGCCAGCTCCACCAGCGTAATGAGTTGTGATTTCTGATGCCGATAAAACCTTGTTGTAGATTCGTAATCCATCTGCAGTCCCAATTAACGATGCAAGTTCAGCCCCATCTTTTCTTCCAAATCTAAAATTTGAGCCACCTATATTCATATTGGATGCCAATGTATCTAAGTTAGTTGTTGTCGCTTGTAATGTTCCATCAACATAAATAAGCAAGCCACTTGCAAGAGACGAACCATTATAAGTAAATGCGAATTGGTGTTTTGAATTATTATCATATCCAAGAGTTGTTGTTGTTTTTTGAATAGCCTGTGGCGCGGTAGTGCCTGCAATTTTAACAGAGAAACTTCCATCGGCATTTAAGAATGTTGTGATTCCGCTTGTGTAAGCCCCGAAACGTAATTGTGAAAAAAGAAACATGAATAATGGAGATGTAAAAGCAGGAATTTTTGCAAAGAATTCTATACTAAATGAATCTGTTCTTTCAAAACCAACCAACGGTGAATTTCCCTGTAAATACTGGTCTTCAGTTGCGGTATTAGAAAAACTCACAGCAAAATCACTTGTCGCTACTGTATCTGTTACTGCTAAAATTTCCGATGGCTTCCTTATGGCGCTGTCGTAAGCATAACCGTTACTCGGACTTGTGCCAGATGTAGGATACAAAGCTATCCGCCTAATTGCCGCGCCACTTGACGGATTCTTTACAGCAACGTAAAGTGTATTGCCTACAAGAACAGCCGACTTAGGTTCATCTACTGCACCGAAATTAAAAAATGTGGTAAACAGTTTTGTGGTATGGTTATATTCCATGACGACATTAGCCGCACCGCCAAGAAGTATGAATGTTCTTAAAATTCCATTGCCATCGCGCTGATGAACGACATCGTTAATAATGCTCGTAGGATTACCTGTTGTTTGTAGAATTGTGCCTGCCACACTCTCATAACCCCATCCTTCACGCGGACGCAGCTTTCCTGTTACACCAATATCAAGATTTACCATATTACGGACATACCCTGGACGCATATCGGTCAACTTGCTTCGTGTGTCCATACCGATAAACGGCGGTAGTTGAAGTCCTAAAAGATTTTCCATGTTTATCTCGGAATATCGTCTGTAATGTTTTTCACACCTGCGCTTGCACGTCTCGCTGTGAATATCCTTGCAGGTTCACGGTCAGCTACCTCAAGTTTCGTTTTCAGCACATTCTCGTTATATTCGTCTTTGTATCTTTGTGCGTCATCGTTCCGTAAGCGCGTTTTAATGAGCCACACTACACGCGGCACAACCCGCAACTGAAAGCCCTCATTGAAATATGGCAGGGCGTCAAGGCTATCCACATCGTTCACAAGGGTAGTGGGCGCTGGAATGGCAACGTAACGGATACGAACAATGCCATTTGATAGGGTGCGCGGGTAAAAGAATATCTTGCCGCCCGTACTCCACCAATGGGTAGGCTGTGGGACAGGGGCTTTATCCCGCCATAAGTTAACAAACTGGTCAAGTTCTTCCTGTGATGTGGCGTTCACGAACAAGCCGTTGTATTCCACCCGCTCTATTTTGTAGATGATGGTTTTTTGGGTTATAAATTGCGGGACAGTGGCAATAAGAGCGTTAATTTCAGATTGAGATTGAAGGGGAGATATGGCAGTCATGGTTTCTGAAATTACAGATGGCGATTGCTGTGGTTCATCGTAGAAGATAAAACTTGACGTACTTATCGCATTTGTTCCAAGAGCCACAAAACCAAGTGTTTCATCTTTACACAACTCCGTTTCCGTGAAGAAATTGACGATGCTCTTACTCGCCCAATGAGCGAGTGCCGGACGGGTTACTCGGCTGTCATCGTGTTTGATTCCCGCTTGGTCAGCACATTCGGAAATAAACTGTCCTAAATTCATTGTCGTATATCTCCACGCGCTTGAGCAATTTCAGTTTCAATGGTGTATGTGTCAATGATTGATTTCAATTCCTTTTCTGCGAGTGCATCCACGTTCTCCCATCCTGTGATGCTCTTGCGTCTCCGTGCTGTTGCTTCCGCTTTCGTTACGATAATATCATGGTAGAACTCACGCACAATAGGTGTCCCTGTTACCCCATCATCCGTTGTCATATAAGAAGGAAGGATGAAATAATAGAGTAAGTTATTTGAACCCGTGATAGAAGTAGGCAACACACGTATTGTATTTTTCCAAATGTAATAAACGACATTGGACTTTGGGTCGTTTGCCGTGTAAGATGGCGCATAAAGTGTGCTTCTTAATGTGTGCACTATATCAGACGGTTCAATTTTACGAGCACGGATAACACCGTCAATAATGAGGGCTTGTTCAACGCCAAAGTTAGCCGGAAGAACGCCAATGCCCGCTATAAATGGTATTGTCGCATCAATAGTTAAATCCTTTCTATCAATGGTCGCAATCCTACGGCATAACCACACATACGCTTGGTTTATCCATAACTTTAATTCAGGCTCACGAAACTCTTCTGTTTTCACATCTGACAATCTTGACATTAAATCTGACATCATTTGTTGGAATGTCATTGTTTGACTCCTTCTTTAGAATTCAGTATCTGTATTCTATTCCCTGCTTCTGTCAAGAGTTTATCCGCTTCATTGTAATCTTCCATTTTCTGTTTCGCTTTAGCCGCCATGAACACGGAAATAATATCGCCGACAGTGTCAGTGTAAGTTATAACATCACCAACTAACGCAAAATTAATGGGTTCGGTAATATAGGTTAATTTCCTTGTAGTTCCTAATACCGTTCCCGTTCCCTCGTAAAACCAAATGAGCGGATACTCTATCCAGCAAATAGGACTTTTATCAGACACTGAAAGTATATTTGTTCTGTAATACGAAACTTCAGAAGGCTCAATCTTCTTGTAGTAAATAATTTGTGGGTTTATGGCGCGATATGCCTGCAAACTAACAAATCTCATATACTTTTTTGTCGTTGCTAAAAGTGAGATATTCCCGGTATCCCCGGTAGAACTAATCAGGATAGCATCTTGTATAACTACAGTAGCGCCTAAAAGATACTGCGGCTCAAGCGCGGATACAACAAACCTCTGCGCCTCATTCGCCCATAGTATCCATTCGGCTGTATCGTAGCCGTATGTTGACTCCTCGCCAACTTGACGAAGCGCTTTATCAATTAAATTCTGTACCGTCATGTTAAATTCCGTTCTGTGCTGCTGTTATTTTGAAACTACCCGTTGTCGGCAAAATACCTGCCGTAACAGAAAACCGTGTAAACGGATGACGGTCTGACAATGTTTGATAGACTTTCGTTCCCGCAACAATAGCAATCGGCGCACCTACGTTAAAAATATCCGTAAAACTCTCATTATAGGACGCTTGCGGTTGGACTGTTACATCTTGGTCTAAACCATTGACAAAGTAATATGTGCTTTTTGCAAAGCCACGTTCATGGGATACCCTTGATACGTGTGCCAAAACATCACGGATTGCATCATTCATTGTTTCTAAAACTGAAGGTCTGTTAATATCCATGTTCACGCCTCTCTTTTCATTGGATGGGTTCTAACGTGCATAAAAGGCACTACCTTTGCATTAAATGTCTTGTTGCATACAGGGCATACCGATTGCGGCTTGCCTGATGCTACGGGTGATTCCTGTGCCTCTGGTGCGGGTTTAACGGGTTCGGCTGGCGCAACGGATTTTGTATCTGATAGAAGTTTAAAATCGTTACATCCACGCGCAATGGCATCTTTGAGTGTCTTAATAATCTCTGGATTGCTCGTGCGATACGCAAACCCAAGTTCGGGGTCGGGCGCGAACTCCGCTACCTTAGACATACGATTGAATTCTTGACCGTTTACTAAACTCTTTTCACCATTTTTCAAAAGCACTCTGTAATCTGAACCTGATACAAAAACTGTTTCCTGTTGCATACTGCCTCCTTTTAGGGGATAAGAAGCGGATGTTCATAACGCATCCGCTCTTTACCTTGTCCTTTATTTTTTATTTCTTTACACTCGTTTCACGCCCTTTAAAATACCATGTGTCTTGAGTAAACTCACCTGAAAACCTGCCTGTGTGAAATACTCATTGATGGTCTCGTGCGCATTTGGCTGTTGGCGATTTGTGAGTAAATGCGTGTCCTGACTACCATTACTGCCGTGCAGATAACGATAGGCAAGGTTATTAGCATCTACAGCCACGCCATAGCCGCCGTACACCGCGCCCTCAAGGTTGTTGTGGACAATTATATCCAGCGTAACCCTCCACATTTCCAATCTCTTCACGGAAATACCGTAAGTTGAAGTATCTTTAACAATCCTTACTTTATCCCGTGCGAAACTGTTAATGAACGTCGCCAAAACAGGAGCAATAAAGAAGAATTTGCGGTTGTCTCCATATCTTCCAATCATCTCGCAAAATTCTTCCAACTCCGGTTCGGTAAGGGGATTGCTGTTGAGATTCATTATCGGCGTTCCACTTCCAGAAGCCTCTAACAAATCCAAAAGCCCGTCTGTGGTTGTCAGTTTCTTGTTTGCGTTAAGCGGGTCAATTGCCGAGTTACCTGAATTTTTGCCATGCCAGAATGTTTGTTCCCACAGAAGCTTGTGCATTTTAGCGGCTTTGTACTCTGCCCGTTTAAGCGGATTCCCGCCAATGACATTCTCCGAATTGACGGTATCGTCCACACCGTAAGTCGTTGAGAGGCTCTGAATGTATCCTATTCTCTCAACGGGTTTTGTCTGAAGAATACTTAACGCGTTCCCACCTTGAGCTATAGATGCACTATAGATTATCAAGGGGTCTGTATTCACCAGAGCGGCAGGCGTTGTCCCTGCAAATCCACGTGCTGTAACCACGATTGTATTTGTTGAGACGGTACTCGTTGAAACTCTCATTAACTCACCTGTGCGCGGTACTTTGAACATCATCCCAGGGATGAACGCAGACGCATCATCCACAACGAATGTAGTTACGACAGCATCATATCCTGCGCCAAAGTTGATTGTCCGCAATCTCCAATTAAATAAATCTTCCTCATCCCAGAAGAAGCGGTACGTATCCGTTTTCTTCTTCTCTGTTTTCGCTGTGAGTGTTACAAGGGGCGTGATGTCCTTCTCAAGCTCCATTATAACAGGCGAAACATCCTGTTTCTCCTGCCCTACAGCGTTTGAACTCATTTGTAACAAATCTTCGGCTTGCTGAACTCCTTGTTCCATTATAGGCATTTTATTTTCTCCTTTGTTTTAAAGGGAATTTCTTGCCGCATTGCCAGCTTCAAGGATATTAACAACACTCTGTCCATACGTCTTGTTCGTACCTTTCGCATTTCCAGGTGTTACTTTACCCTGTGTTGTGGCGGGCGGCTGTCCCTTTTTTATACCTTCAAGTGTCTTTTGAGATTTAGACGCATTGGCATTTAAGTCAGGGAATTTGACCGCGTTGTACGCCATTCTCAAGGCTTGTTCGGGCGGCAATACCGCACCGAGACCGGGTAGCAACTTCAACATAGCATCGGCGTACTTATCAACGTCATCTACACCAAACTCATCCTTAATGGTCTTGCGAAACGATAGAATCTGTTGCTTGGACTGTTCAGCATTTTCCGTCTGCTCTCGCGTCTGGGTGCTTTTTTCAAGTTTGTCAAGCCGTTCAGTCAATTTCGTTATAAGACCATTGCTTGCGCCTGAATCATCAACTGCTTCTTCATATTGAGTTTCTTGTTTTTGTGTTAATGTTCCACTCTCGTATGCTTCTCTCCAAGCATCAATAGATTCATAACCGCTTTCCACGGCACGTTCATCAAGGAAAGAGAGAATACCCTCATATCCTGAAATAGATTCCTTATATTCATCGCGTTCTTTTATAATTTGCGCTCTCTCATCTTCCCATGCTTTTTGCCGAGACGATGCTTCCTGATTCTTGCGTGTCCATTGCGCTCTGAAATTTTCATACGCTTTAGGATTGGAACGCTGTAATGCCTGACCTTCAGGTGTATCCATTAAATCAACTTCAGGGGAAGGCGAACCTTCTTGTCCCGCCGTTTCGCCGGCATTGTCCACCACTGCTGGCTGGGTGCTGACTTGTTCTTCCGCCATTTTATTCTCCTTTGTTATACTTGTTTTTTATTGACTGCACTTACAAGATTCTCCGCGACTTTCTTATTCTCTTCGTCTGGAAGTGTTGCTTCTGATTCCTCTGGATACGCAAGACTATCAACTGCTATTGTAACATTCCCACCTTCCGTTGCGCCGACTGTAGCGGTAACATCAAGCGGAATGTTTTTAAGTTCCACAGTATCACCCTCACCTTTGCCTTCAAGTTCAGGAAGCTCACCGACAGGCCAGGTAAGCGTAAGTCCGCCACCCGTATCTCCCATTGCAGTCATATCTTCCTGTGTACCTTCATCTTCGCTTGGCGCACTTCCTTTACTATTTCTCAAAGCGGATATAATTGACCCGCCTTTCATGCCCATCTCTTTCTTCTGCTTCATCATTTCCATTCTGTTCATTGCCATTATTTTCTCCTTTTCGCGGAATTGAGTGCAATTGCAAGAGCTTGAGTTTTATCTTTCACTTTCGGGTACCTTTTACCACTGCCACCTGAATGTAATGTGCCTCTCTTAAATTCACCCATGACTTTACCCACTTTACCGCCTTGACGGTATGAATGTTTAGGCATTTTGTTTAGCCTCCGATTCCATTTTCATTTTTAGTTTTATATTCGCTTCCTCTTCATCTAAGAACGTGGCAAGAGTTTCCAATGCTATACATGCTCCTTGGGAGCGATAAAGTTCCTCATCTTTGAACGTCTTACATTCCTGCGTTTTAGTGTAAATTGCATCCTGCATCCATTTCATCCATGCCTGATAGCAAGGATTACTCCGCATCTCTCTCACATCCTCAAGTGTGCCGCTCACTTTAATGAAATTACATTCTGCCATTGTTACTCCCTCCACCTGCCGCTATACGCGATGCCGATTCGGTTACATTCTCTGCCGTGCGCGGCATTTGCGTTGTGCGAGTCTCATTACCTGTCGGAGCGGGTTCGGTATTGATACCTTCCGTTGGTGTTGGCGGGACACCCAAACCTGCAAGTTGCGCGTTCGGTGTTTTCGTGCGTAGATACTGTATGAGTCCGTCAAGCACAATTTTCGGGTCGTATCCTTTTGGACTTTGCGTAGATTGTGCGGCAAGAAGCTGTAACACTTTCATTATTTCAGCTTCTGGCGATGTGAATATACTGTCAATGAGTTTCTGCGGCATTTCAAATAAATTCAGACCGTACTTATCAAGCTCGGCAAGATTGACTGCCGGATTATTAGCAAGAAGTTTCCGGTACATCATAAAGGAGTTTTGGCGCATGGGTTTTGAATTGGCAGGGTCGTTTACTGTACCGTAAGGAACGAATGAATACTGTCCGATGGTATCGCTTGATATTTTGACCCACTGTTCGCCCTTTGCTCTGCCTGCGAGATAAACAACCTCCGGTACTTGAAGAAAGTTCTTGTTAAGATTCCGCCACTTGCACATGAAGGGAATAATAAAATCGTTGTTCGTTTTTAAAATATCAGCTTGAATACGCATGTTACCCGTTGCATCTTGTTGACGGTTCGTAGTTGCAGTTTCACGCCGTTGCGAGGATTCACCCGTCATAATAGGCCAGATACTTGTTACTTTTGACGTGTTGCGTTCCGCTACAGCCTCGCGCTGTAATGCTGTAGGCGCAATGTCAACATTCTGCGATTCCTCTACACCGCCCTTCATGTTCATCATCACAATACCCCCAGGCCGTGTTCGCATAAGACTCTCAATTTGCACTCCTGCACCCCTTACCACGTACTTCATCTTATCAAGTGCCAGACTTGAGGAGTCCATAGCCTGACGATGGATTGTTTCCTGTTCAGCAAATTCATGTTTAGCGGCAAGGATAGAACCAATCCCCGGGAACTCGTTCGGTTGGCGCATCACACGGAACGCGGTGTAAGGGTGCTCGCCCTTACGTATTTCGCCCACTCGTTGTTCACCATATTTACGCTCTCCGTAGTAATTCGGTATGACGCGCATAAGCAACCGTTTATTGAGTACGGTTATAATGACTTCTTCTTCCTCGCCATCCCCATTCACATCAAACCGAGTAACCATATTATGAACCTGATATTTCTTTACGTTCTTTGCGCGTTGCGATTCAGGTTGAAGTTGTGTAGAGGTTGAATCTCTGTCAAGGTCGTAACGTTCATTAGCTGTATAAAGGTCAGTATCATTAAGTTTATCTACGTCAAGTTCAGGAAGCTCACCGTTCTTGTGCATCCTTAAAATATCGTTTCTGTCCATGATGGATTTGTCTATCAGGTAAGACGCCGTGTTCATATTGCCGTCAATTATCTCCGGGTCCCACCAGAAGTACCACGGTCTTAATGAAAGATACTTAGGTGATGTGAATATCCTCGTTGGCACACCTTCTATCATTGCCGTTGTGTAGTCTGGTATAATGATTCCTGGCGCGAATCCATACAAACACGCATTGTGAATAGTGTTCGCTACGGCTGTTGGCACTTCCTGTATCTGAAATTGCCGTTCAATGAGTTTCTCAAACACGGGCGCGGTATCTTCTTCATCTTCATCGGCTGGAGCTACGCCTGCGAACAACCCACCCGAAAACAAAGTGAGATACAAACGTGCCGACCATTGTTCAACAACAGAAAACGGTTCGCTGGTCTGATAATTGCTTCTATCATCATCTAACTTTCCATTTTGAACCCACACGCGATATTTCGTTTGAACATCAAGCCATTGAGGTTCATAGTTTAACTGTCTGAAAAGGTCAGACACAGTAAATTTATCATTAAAATCATCTATGATTGCCTTTACCGTTTCTTCAGGCAAGCCCGATGGCGTTGTTTCTTCTGCTCCAAGAATATCTGCGTTATCCATGTTTATCCTGTTTAAAATGGTAACTCATTGACTGACACATCAAAATAATCTTGCACGTCTGTTGAACCTGTTACTAAAGCTAATTCAAGTGTATGCGAACCAGCAGTAAGACCTGTTATCACAACAGTGCTCACAAGTGTCTTATGAGAATTTGCCTCATTGGTATATCGCTTCAATGAACCTTTTAAAATTGTATCCACATTCACATTGACCTGAATTAAACTTCCGGCTACCGAATGAAATGCTGAACCCGATACGGCAAGAATGACCGTTCCGCCATTAGATGTGAAGGATGTTGAAAGTGGAAGCGGACCCGCTTGCTGTGAATAGATTTTAGCAGCAGACCATTTAGGGGATGATAGTACAGGACGCCACACAGTTCCGTCAAAATAATCAAGTGCTTGCGTTGTCGTATTGTATAATTCAAGTCCTGTTGCAGGTGTTATAATCGCATTTCGTTGAGCTGTTGTGCCTCTTGGTATTAGAATCCCCTGCGTTACCGAATTCCATTGCATAATCGCCGATGCGTCTTTTGTGAGATTATCACCAAACACTTGACCTGTTAAATCTGTTAATTCTTTGACGACACCATTGATACAATGTTTTATAGTTTTACCTTGTAATTTCGTTTCACCGTTGCAATGTCCGTAAGTTTTTTTACCTTCTTCATTTACAGATGTTCCATCCTCACTTGTTATTACTGTCGTATCAACGATGCCAGCAGTAACAGGCACAATACCCGTTCCCCATGTTAGCCCATTTATCAATGACAAATGTTTTCCATTTCCTGAAAAGTCATTTGCTGTTTCCAAGATACCTTCATCCATGTGCCAGCCATATAAAAGACCAGACTCGCCAACATTAACATATCTACCTGCACCTGAATTATAAAGCGATAGCATCTCCGCAGCAGAAAGTTCTTTGTTCCAAGTATGGGTTTCGTCTTGACTCCCATCTAAAAATCCAGCTAATCCACTACGATTACCAATAGTTATTTTAGCTGTTGTGCCACCCCATGTTTGCGTTACTGTTTTATTTCCACCAATCTGCGAACCTTGATAGTATAACTTAGCTATTTTTGACGTACCATTAAAAGTTACGCCAACATGGTACCATGTGGCAGCATTAAAAGTTACTGATTCATTGTAGTTCCCTGCCGTGTTCGCAACAAATAAATCCAATCTATTTCCTGTTGCACGCGCAAGACTGACTCCAACACTTCCTGTTTCGCCGATGCTTGCAAACCATCCATCACCAACAGCAGATGTGAATTTCACCCAACCATCAATACTCCAATCGTCTGTGCTTGCAAAATAGGATGGTATTGTAGATGTTTCCGCATAATCATTTATACCATCAAAACTTAACGCACCACCCACGCCAGCCGCTTTCATCACTCTGTCAGTGAGTGTATATTTATTTGATAACGTAGCTTTCGTTCCAATTATACTTTCCCCACCTGTTACTGTTTGCTTGATTTCAGGGTTAGCGGATTGTACATTAACTGCGCCTGTAATTGTCCCGCCTGTCTTTGCGTACTTCTCCGTGTCAAGTTCATTGATTGCAGCCTGAACATCTGTTGCGGCAATGCCACCAGCGGGAACATTTTTAATCTGACTTGCTTCATCATCACGAAGTTCCGTCCCAAGAATACTTGAATTTGCTCTATTAAATGAACTCGCAAGATGTTCAAATGTGGATGTAACGTCAATGTTTACACCATTAAGAATACTTCCTGCGATTTGTAATTTTCCCCCATTTAAAACATCAATATCTTTAACTTGTGATGGAATCGGATTTATATTTGTGGAATATAAAATAGCACATCCAGAGCCAGCGCCTGTAACAACTATATTACGGGATGCGGCAAAATTCGTTGTCTCTATGGCACAGTTATTAAAAATTACGAATGAATCAGTATTTATTGTAATTGCTGTCGCCGCTATGCCACCCGTAGCTCTTATAAACACCCCATCAAAAGCAACGAAATCTGGTGTAGATACAATCACAGAAGATATAGCGGACACTGTAAAATCTATACCTCGCACACTTAAAGTTTTAGCTGTTGTAAGTCCGCCAAAATTCCCGACACCAAGATTTATTGCATCTCCGGCTACCGCCATATCATGCGCTTTTTGTAATGTAAGATAAGGTTTTTCCTCAGTGCCCGTACCGGTGGTATCATTTCCATTGGCGTCCACAAACCACTGTTTTGTATTGACAGACAAACCACCTGAACCAATTTCTATTTCACTCCCAACAAGCCCTGCCTTCCATGTATCGGTTACTTCATCCCATAGAAGTCTTGCATCTACAGAAGAACCGCGTTCAATGCGAACGCCACCACTTTCAGTGGGTGTGCCTGTTACATTGGAATTTAAAACAATTTCATTATCTTGTATGTTTACCGTCTCACCTAAAACAACATCCTGTTGCGCCAAGTCAAGACTTGACTTATCAAGAGAACCCATTTAAACCTCCGTGTTAATTCGTTATGTCGTATTTAACGCCAATTCTCACAGCTACATCAAGCGTCCCTACTGGAAGAAAAGCAGCATTCGTTTGCGCGGTAACGATAATTCCATCGCCAGGCTTGATAACCCTTGAACCTTCGGGTCTAAATATTCTCCCCGATGTTTCATTAACATTCATTGTAATTGTATCAAGAAGAGACGAGTCATTCTTGCGTTTGATACGGATAGTCAATGTTCCATTAGTAATAGTAGCTGACAAATCTACTGTCATAAGTATGACACTCCCCCTTCGTGGTGCAGTTGCATTACCGAATTCCCCAGTAGGTTCAAGAAACATAGGGGCTTCAGCCTGTGCCGCACCAATGTTCAACTGCGACCAATCATAAGTAAAATCAAAAGTTGACATATTGCCTCCTTGCTTTTTTTTATTTCCTGAATTTATATATAGCACACAAACATACTAAAGTCAAGTGTTTACTTGTAAACTCCGTTAAAACCTGCTAAACACTTGTAAAAGCTGGTAAAAGTTAGTAATTACTTGTAGAACCTACTAAACCCAACTACCACCCTGTAAGTTTATCTTTCACTTTCCGTTCGTGGATAATATCCGCCATTTTAGGATTGTAATACTCTATCTGCTGATTAGCAAAATACCGCCAGCACGCCATAGCATGGTCGTCTTTCATCTTCGGGCGCATCTTATTCTGCACTTGTCCATCAGTAATGGGCTTGCCGATGTACCGCTTCACAGTACGGATAGTGTATGTGCATCGTTCGCAGACCAGAAGTTTCGCCTTACCCGAAATGTCGGCAGGGTGAAGATACTCTCGCATTTTCAAAATCCCTGAATCAAAGTCATTATTCGCGTCCAGACAGAAAATACCACCTTCACAAAATTCATCGTAAATACTTGCCGGAACTGAATTGTTCCTTGCAAGCATCGTGTTCTTCTGATGGGATGCAGGGTCAATGAGCCGTAAATCCGCTTCATGCTTTAAGTAGTTCGCTTCCCTGTCTTTTATCTGCTGGCAATACTCACTTGCAAGCAGTCCGCCCTGCATGAGTTCATCCACTTGAAAAATATCTCCGTCAGGGTTTATCGCAAACCACAATGTGCACGTCGGGGTCTGCGGATGCGGGTCGGTAACGGATACAAGAAGCCAATCGTCTGGTATCGGAGCAATATCTTTGTGAACATGGACAACATCGCGCCACTCACCAAACACCATAAAACTATGCGTTATGGCATGTCCTTTAAGCGACACAAGTTTCTCTTCCTCTGACATACCTTGCGTCATGCGGGCAATGGAATTTTTATCAAGGTGTCTATTCTCTTCTGTGTCAAAATAGAAGAACGAATAGTCTGGTGATGGGTTATCAATAAACTCAAAGTAAAGATGGCTCATACCTTCCACTGCCGTCATTGTGGTTATCATTATCCCATTTGTGTCCATGAGTCTTGCTAAATTCTCATCGTGGAGTTCCTTTGGCGGCTCTTCATCGTCCCATATCCAATCACAGGACACACCACCATAGTCCTTGCGTTCCTGCTGGTAGGAGAGAAGCTCAAGGAGACTTCCATTCGGCAAGTCATACGTGCGTGTCTTTTCCTTCCAGCATCGCCTGTAAGCAGCCGGAAGAAGCGCGTCAATGTTCGGACGGATAATTTTCTCAATACCTGCCGCGTAATTGATACAGCATACACGCGCGCGGATGGGACGAAAGAACATCTTGTATGGCAGTAAATTCTTTGGTACGAAGTTCGCTGGCAATAACTGAATAACCGTCTTTATCGCGCCAGCACGGGTCTTGCCTGACCGTTTGCCGCCGAAAGCGCCTTGAAATGCGGTCTTGCTCTCCATGAAGGGTATCTGCTGTGGGTTACGTTCAAAGGATACATTCAGAAGCGGATGGTCTTCAAGTAACTGACGTTTTGCTTTGAGTCTGTAATCCTTAAGTTGGTTCTCAAGTTTCTGTTGGCTTATCTCTGTCGGTATTAAATTCACTTTTCATGTCCACAATTTCACCGCGTATTTCATCCCCTGATAGTTCCGATAGGTTCACTACAACGCCCATGTTACCCGTCTTCTCAAGTCCTACCCAATTACCGAGTACACGCGCCGCATCAAGTTTAACTCTATCCCGTTCCGTTGTGGCAAGCAACAGAAGCACGGTAAGCACTGCCATCGGGCTTGATTCATTCAGTATGGAATTGGCAAACCGCAACCTCTCCATATCATCCTGAAACTCTATCTCATTGTAGGAATGGAGTTTTGTGTCAATAAATGAGAGTATCTTACTTTGTAGTTTCGCGCCGTAGTCCACCACTTCCTTACTCTGCGGTGAAAGTTCTTTACCGTCTTTTTTAATTACGATGTCCATTGTCCACCATGCCTCAAATCTATTTCACGTTTGATATAAAGTTTTTTTAGCCAACGGAAACATTTCGCTTCTATCTCTCTTACCCGTTCTGCACATATTCCATATTTACCTTTATGCCTATTTTCAACAAGGCAGCCTACCTGTTTTAAAGTTTTAGGTTCTTTCCCATATCTCAATTTCAAAATTCTTATAGCTCTTGGGTCTCTTGTTTCAATATAATCCAAACATTCACTTAAGATATTCACGCTCTTTTCAGACAAAATAGCTATGTTGCATCTGTCTAAGAATTTTTCTCTCATGTTTCTAATTACGATGTCCATGCTTAAAATCCTAATCTCTTAAAAGCACGATTTATCTCTCTGGGTGTATTATCAAAACATGTTTCGCTGTTTTGCGCGGAAGAAAACATTAATGGTTCTCTAACGATTTCAACAAACTGTCCATGTAGTGTTTCTTTAACTTTAATTTTAATACCTCTTTTCCTACAACCACACCTTAATCTTTGTGTGTCATTTTTTAAAATTCTTTTTTGTTCTTCCTGAAGTTGTTTTTTTGTCATGCTCTCACTCTACCACAAAGTAAGGAATATGTCAAACCTACCTTGCCCACAGCTTCTCAAGGGTTACATCCGCACCGTCTATCCATTGCCGTTTGAGTTTTCTTTTCGTAACTTTCCAATCGTGCCGCGAATCTAACTCATGTTTTTTATCCATCTGTTTCTGAAACTGTTTTGATAATCTGCGATATATTTTCTTGTTTTTCATAGTATCCTATAAGAAAAAAAAGCCTGCCAAGATTATCAGGGCTTGACAGGCGGCTAAAGATGTGCTATGGTTAGCACATGAACGCAACAATTGTCAGTATAGCAGAAGAAGGGTCTTCTGTCAAGTGGCTTGCTCTGAACCCCACTAATCGTTCCAGCAAATCAACCACCTTTATTGCAAGTGTACATACTTGCCGTATCGTCGTATTCTGATAACAGTTCTGCGGGGAGAACCAGTGCCCGTACCGTTACGCGCTAAACGCGGAACATCCCCTATTGGTGCAAAACACCGCATCCTCTGGGGGAAGGCAGAGAAAACCGAGAGCATCTTTATCATCCCATCTTAAGCCAACCTGAACATGCGATGAGCACTCCGTAATCCTCTGCGGGCATTTTAAGTCATGCCAATCTATAAAACTATCAATGCTAATCGTTTGATGCTTTGATGACGTGTTAGTTCACATGGAAGAAATCATAATATCATTATGAGTGAAACGGTGGGGGGGAATAATTAAATACCTTATGAGAATGGCGTTCTTTAAACATTCATTAAAGAAACAACCTTTCTAATGTTCCATCATCATCCTTTGAACTACGTGGTGTGCTGGACTCGCACAGAAGTTACATGCGGTTTTAAGTAACAGAAAAGAAAAAGCAATCTTCCGCTCTGGTGCGGCAGGAGAGGGGTGTTCGTTTAATAAGTATCATAATATCGGGTATGGTTAAAATTATGGTTGAATTTTTTGTCAGGGGGGTATAATTTGCCCCTTCACATGGCTTTGATAGTAGGAGCGAGGTATAAGTAGTAATTTACCACAATAGGCTCTCCCACCCCATGCCATACCAACGCTATGGGGTTATGTGTCCCTAAACATTCCATTTCCCCCCGTGTGGGTAAACGTGGTGCGCTGTAATGTGTTCTAAGTGAGTGATACCAAGATGGGATGAGGGAAACATAATGTGTGAGGATATGGGGGAGGTAACCATATATGGGGGTGGCTGGCAGGCAGGCGTTTGGCGCGACTGATACCCGCAAACGCACATCATTATTAAACGCGCATCACAAACAAGACAAACATTGTATTAAATGAAAGCATCATGCGAGTTTACATCATGGTTATTATGCGACATTACTATAGTGAATGAATTTAGTACGATAGTAAATGGATGTTGTGTGATGTGTGTGTGAAAAGTGGCAAGGTATCGTATCAAGTGGTTGTACGGCGTGCAGTGGCGGGCATCGTGGTGGGAGGGGAAAACAGTTTAGAAGGGGATATGGGAGGTTGACTTAAACATTTGACTTCTCTTCGTCTTATCCTGTAAGTTTCAAAGTTATGGACAGGCGCATCAAGCAACCTCAACATCATTATTCACTTAGCGCCGACATCCACACACTTGTCCAACGTGTTAAGCATGACACGGGCATTACATCCAACGCCGACATCATCCGGCAGGCTCTCCGGCTCTTGAGTTACGTTGATGTACGTTATCACTACCTCATCCGTGAGAGTAACGATTGGCATAGAGAATGCGAAGCCCTCGCGCGTGGTGAACAACCAGAAAAGCCTGTAAAACCCTTTATGCCGATAAAGTAAAAAGAGTCCCGCTAATAGTGTGCTTCATCCATCATACCCCAACATCTTGTGTTTCCATTGAACATCATATTCAATTAGATAAAATTATACCATTATTTTGCTATTACCCACTTGACATACTCTTGACACTGTGCTATATTGACTATGGAAGCAAATAAAACTTGGAGGAGGCAAAACATGAACAACGCGAAACGATGCCAAAACCCGAAATGTAAAAAGCTTGAAAGTGAATACACTCTAAAGAACTGGCTTAAAACCGTAAACAGTTTTATTGAAAAAGGGACATTCCTTTTCCATTGCAATAAATGCCTTGCAAAACATGGGTTAAGCTGTGATACATGCAAAAGGGCATAACATCACATCCCCGGCGCGCTGTGATAGGCGTTCCGGGGACATAGACCGTATAAGACCTGACAGCAACACAGGCGACGGAAAGTAAAAGGTGAAAGATGAAAGCACAAGTTATGCAGTTTAAGTGGACGGAATCACGCGGACGCAACACAAGCGGATGGAATATCTGTTCCCTGTACATTGACGGCAAAAAAGTTGCGCGTCAATGCGGCGGCGGGTACGACATGCAGGGCGCAGCGTTTGGTGAATACTTAACTGAACATTATCAAGACCGCTTGACAGTAGAAAACGCGGGCGGGTTTAAACCGCATAAAGGTAAAATCTATCTTGACGGCGCTTGTGGATTTTCAAGTATGGAACGAATAGCGGCGGGCATCGGGTTGACAGTGGAATACAAATCAGAAGGGCTTTACATCATCACGGACACAAAAGAATAATCAAAATCAGTGGGGCGCGCATACTTTATCAACGCGCAGGAAAGGAAAAGAAGATGAAACAAAAAATCTACAGGAACAGCACAACGGGAATCGTGTTTCCTGTGTGCAATGAACACGCGAAGCACTATGTAAGGGAAAACATTTTAGAAACTATTTACAATGGCATGAAGTGCAAAGACTGCCAAAATGGTTTTTATAAAAGAAAAATTGACAGCGCTTGTAAACTATCCCTGAACCAGCGGCTTTCTCTTCCTGCTGATATGTTTGCGGCGGTGGACAATGAATTGACGCGGCGGAAACATGCAAAGGCAGGCGAATAATGAAATATACAATGGAAACGGCATACGAACAATATAAAGAAAGTGGACTTGAAGCTATGATTGTTGGATATGATGAAAACGGAAAAGAGATTTTTGGCGAGAGACTTTCAAAGTGGGCTTATGGGATAATTGAAAACTATCTAAAGCAAAAGGCAGGTGAATAATGGCAAAATACTCACTTCACCCTTGCGATAAGTGCGGGCGGAAAATATCAAGGGGATATGATGTTACGCGGTACACGCAAGCGTTTAATTATGTTTGCGGGAGATGTTATAAAACAGTGGCAGGCGGCGGGTGGCTTGATTCCGTAATTAAAATACACAATGAAACAGAGGTGAATAATGCCCTACTGCCATAAATGCGGCGCGATGAAGCCCTCTGCTGAAATGCGGCGTACAAAAGTATTAAGTTTGCGAGAATGGCGGGCGTATGTGTGCCGGACACATGGGGCGGAAGGGCGGCGGGTGAAGATGGGTCGGAAGATTAAAAAAGTAAAGGAGATGCAAAATGATGACAGAAAAACGGTGGCTTGAAGTATGGATGTTTTTTCAGAATTGCAAAAAGTCTGACCTTAGATGCTTAATATCTTCCGCTCAAGAAAAATTAGCGGAAATGGAAAAGGAAGAAAAAGGAGAACAAAATGAAAAACTCTGAATCAGGTGAATGGGTACACGTCAACCTGCCTATCACGACGGAACAGCACGCGGCGCTTAGGGCAGAGGCGCGGGCGCGGGGGATGCACATGACGCAGTTGATCCGTGAAGCGGTGATGCAGTGGATGATGAGAAGGAAGGTGAAAGCATGAATAGATTTAAACCTTACACAAGCGAAGACTATGAAAAAAGTTTCTGCCTTAAACGTGCTAAAGAATTACGTGAAACGGGTGAATTTCTAAGCGTTGTTGTACGTTATGCGGGATATGAAAACGGAAAAACTTATGCGCGGATATGGATTAAACGAAAAGAGGTGAAAGCATGATTTTATTTTCCGATAGATTGAAATTTGAAAATGAATTTGACGAATGGGCGATAAAAAATCATGTGGAACCGTGCGCCGCAAGTGTAATTGTGTGGTTACAGAGTACGCAAGCTGGGCGGGATGTGGTAAAAGAACTACACAAAGAGCTGCCAGGGAATAAAATGACTGACTATGATATAGCGTATGAGCGGGCGCGTGATGCGCGGGCGGCATATATCCGGGCTCACAACGCACGAAGGCTTGCAAACTTGGCAGTAAGAGCCGCAGAAGACGATTGCGATAAAGCGATAGCGGATGTGGAATTAGCGGAAAAAGCAGAGTGGGAGGAATTACAAAAACTTAAAAATGGGGTGAAACTATGATACTCCTCACCCTGCTCATCTATGCCTTTTTTGTGTTCATTCTCTATGCGTTCGCGGTGAGTGTGCGGGACATTTTCTTCAGTGATGACGATTCGTGGGATGATGATTTTTATGATGTGCCGAAGTGAATTTTGTGGAGATACTTGACACGGATTGAAAAGTGTGCTATGGTGATTTTAGTATGAGTACGGACGGGATAAAAAATCCCATAGAAAATAAGCAGGGCAGGCGAAAATGGAACTTCACGTATCCCGTGCGGCTCATACTACATTTAGCCTGCCCCTTTTTATTCCACAGGACAAACTTAAATGGCAAGACCACGAAAAAACAACGTTGACTATTTCCCGCATGATAACGGGATGCGGAACGACAGAAAGCTGAAAGCCGTCCGGATGCGGTATGGTATTGAAGGTTATGCAATTTATAATATGCTTCTTGAAACGCTTGCAGAGGAAGACCTTCTGCAAATTCCATTGACGGACATAAATTATGACCTTATAGCGGCTGATTTTGCCATTCAAATTGACCGCTTAAAGGATATGATAAGCTATTTTACTCAAGCCGGATTGAACCTTATGCAAGTAAAAAAAAGTGTTTTAAGGTGTTCACAGCTTGATAATCGCATGAAAGCTGTTTTCTCCAAAAGAGGGTTTTCTCTACAGAAACTAAGAGAAAGTATAGTTTCTGCCACAGAAACAGGGGTTTCTGGAGAGTTTCTGGAGCATCCTGTAGCTGAAACCGGTATAGTAAAGCAAAGCAAAGCAAAGCAAAGCATAAATACTTATGCACCGAACCAAAAGAAAATCACTTTTGATTTCGTTGCCTCATCATGGCTGGATATTTTAGACAGCGATAAAAAACTCTGGAGTGAAGCATATCCAGCTTGTAACATTGACCTTGAACTTAAGCAGATGGCGGCGTGGCTCGTGGCGAACCCGAAGAAAAGGAAAAGCAATTACAAAAGGTTTATATCTGGTTGGTTGACACGGACGCAGGATAAAGGCGGGACACGCGGGATACAGGAAAACAAACAAAAGAATATCCTTAAACCCTTCGTACCATTATCAGAAAAAGAAATGGAGTTAGCAGGATGAGGTCTATATTAGATTGCTTGCTTAATTTTTGGGAAGAAACAGACAAACGAAAGGCATCCGGCAAGGACTTAAACGGCTTCTCTACCGGACTCCCACGTCTTGACCGCGAGACCGACGGCTTTTGTGGTGGCGATTATTGGATTATTGCGGCAGAAAGTGGCATCGGGAAAACCACGCTTGCATTAAACCTTGCATTTTCAGTGTGTAAACAAGGTGGAACAGTGCTTTATGTTATATCAGAAATGAGTGAATTACGATGCACCGAACGAATACTTTCCATGAAGTCAGGTATTGATTATTACACATTGCGGCATCCAAAGTATTTGACAGAAACACAGCACGCGCACGGATATGAAACAAGCACTAAACTTTCACGATTACCATTTTATCTTCACGCACAAAATTACACAGTAGATGATATTGACGCGATGGTAACGCAAGGCGATGTGAAATTTGATGTTATTTTTGTAGATTATTTGCAGGACTCCGAGTTATGCAAGGGCGTTGATTTTGTTTCAGGCACACAAACGGAATCTTTTAATCTTAAAACGCTTGCAAAATCGCAAAATAAATGTGTTGTTGCATTATCGCAGTATTCCTATTCAGGCACATTAAAAGGTTCGTCTGCTATAAAACAAAATGCTGATAATGTCATTGCTTTAACCCGCGACCATGATGATGAAACAAAGAAAAAAATCTTAAATGTTAAAATTGAGAAAGCGCGATATGGGAATAGCGGTAGTAGATTTGAATGTATTTTTAATTTGAATACCGGTAAGATTTTTGAAAGAGAAATAAATAATGAGGGGGTGATTAAGTGAAGTTAGGTAAATGCGATGCAGAAATAAATCCTTTAAAGATTGATGGTTTTATGCGTGGTAATTGGAGAAGGGGACATAATCCTGTTGTTCTTGTTGTTTCTGGTTGTGAATTTTTATTTGAATGTCAAGATAAAAAAGAGCAGGATGAGATAATTGAAAAATTACAGAGCGCCATAAAAGGATGGTAAAATGAGCATCGGACAGATTTTAGATGATATGAACGCATGGCAGACACGTATTGATTTTTTGGAAGATGACCTTGCGAGGTATAAGAATAGCACGGACGAAAAGAAAACAAGCCTTGTGCCGACAGTAAAACACTTTCTTGCTGTGTCAAACAAAGAGCTTGATAAGGTGATGGATAAACTAAAATACTTATCGCAACCCGGAAATTTACAAAAGACATGGGCGGATGATGTTACTAAACTTTGGCGCATTGAAGACTTTGCGGCGAAGCATACAGAATTAAAGGCGTCAAGCAATGGCGAATTGCGCGGGTTATGTCCTATCCGGAAAGAAAAAACTGCGAGTTTCTATGTGAATCCAGCGAAACAGGTTTTTCATTGTTTCGGCTGTGGTGCAAAAGGCGGGATTATAAAACTCGTACAGGAACTTTTTAACGTGGATTACAAGGAATCTCTTGCCATGTTACGACAGAAAGAACCTATGCGACAGAAGAAAAGTGATATTGATTTACCGCTTATTAAGGCAGGGGGCACAAAATGGAACAAGTGATAAATCGTATTTTACACGGAATACCATTACCCCACAGCTTCGTCCACGAAGGCGATTGCATCGTGCGCCATGTATCACCCGCCACAACCTGTCAGGTCTGCGGTGTGCGCGGTAGGCTGGAAGTGGACGGGAAGATATATTGCAATCCGTGTGCGTGGGACATGACTTGTGCCGAGCAGAAAGCGGCTATTAAAAAATTAAGCCATAATTTTAGTGAAGGGGATTGACTTTTAGAAAGCCATGTGGTATATTAAAAATGTTATGAACTTGGAATCAGGAAAAATCCTTGACACTAAAGCCGCCAGAGCGATTCCCCATTTCCTCTTCCAAGTTCAAATGAAATCTAACTCTGGCGGTCTTTTATATTCAGGTGAAAGATGAAACTGATACCTTTAACACGGGGAAAATTCTCTATCGTAGATGATGATATTTTTGATACACTCATACAACGGCGATGGTATGCTACACCAGAAAAAAATGGAAGAATATATGCCATTACTTCTATTCGCATAAATAAAAAAGGAAAACATTTACGGATGCACCGTATTATAAATAATACTCCCGATGGAATGGATACAGACCATATTAACGGGAACGCATTAGATAATCGCAGAAATAATTTAAGAACGTGTACCCGCTCCGATAATATGAAAAATTCCTCAAGACATATTAACAGTTCTTCGGGATTTAAAGGTGTTTTTGGAAAGGGTAAAGGGTGGCAGGTGAAAATAGTTGTCAATAAAAAAGCAATGTGGCTCGGAACATATAAAACTAAACTTGTAGCCGCTCAAGCATACAACATTGCCGCATTAAAATATCACGGAGAATTTGCAAGATTAAATTCTATTCCACAAGGAGAGGTGAAAGATGAAAGCAAGACTTTGGTACGTAATGTTTGGTAATAATTTTGATTCCTGCATTGTCAATGCAAAAGACATTGATGAAGCTATTAAAAAAGCTCGCAAAAAAATCCAATGCACGGAAGAGATAACAGAAGTAAAATTAACTTGCGAGGAAGATTGAAAGGAGAGTGAAAAATGAAAGCTGAACTTGCAGTAAAACCGGAAAGCGTAATAACTCTTGCTGACCTCAAGGCGCAATTCTGTCCGAACGCAACAGACAAAGAGCTTATGATTGCCTGTGGCGTAATTTCAAGTTTTGGTCTTAATCCATACAAGCGGGAAGTGCATCTTATTAAGTATGATGCAAGTAAACCGCTTCAGATTGTGGTTGGCTATGAAGTCTATTTGAAGCGCGCTGAACGGACAGGAAAGCTGGACGGGTGGAAGGTAGAAGTGCTTGATAATGGCAAACGTGCAAAGTGTACGATACACCGAAAAGACTTCGCACAGCCGTTTGAATGGGAATGTGAGGCGGCAGAGTTTAACAAAAATCAAAGCACATGGAACGCTATGCCACATTTCATGCTCAAAAAGGTCTGCATTGCACAGGCTTTCCGTATCTGTTTCAGCGATGATTTGGGCGGGCTTCCATACACGAAAGAGGAGAATGATATAATAAACGCTGAACCTGTGCATCCTGAACCCACTAAAACCACGTCAGGCGAACAGAAAGCCGCCGCCACGCCACAGAAACCGCAAGCGGCTACACAGACAGCCACAAAGACGGGAAATGGCAAGGTGAAGTCAAATCTTACATCTTTCCAGATTCAGGTTTCGCAAGCCGTACAGAATTTTTGTAAGGTATCCGGCACAAAAAACGCGGAAGAATACAGACACGATCTCCAGCACGTTTTCAAGGTGGCGCATCTGAATGAAGCCACTGAAGAGCAATGTAAGAAAATGATAGAGGCTATACCGCATACGGCAAGCGCGGCGGCGGTGCAAACTCCGGCGGAAGGCAAAAAAGAATACACGCCGAAACAAAAAGAATACTGGCAGGCGTTCAACGATTTCCACAAAGCAAACAACACGCCGGATCATAAAGCCACGAGGGATGTTCTGCGTAAAGACCAGATGTTTAAGGTTACAGGTAAGCGCGGACTGCCTGCATGTAAGGACGCCGACCTTGATGCAATGATTATGGATTACAGGGAGCGGGCAGGGATGATAACGGGGGGCGCAGATATGGGCGAGGTTGAGCTTGGCGAGGATTTTGCGGATTTGAATGAGGAGGTAAAATGATACAAGAAACCTATCAGTCCGAGTTACAGACCCACCATCAAACAGCCGTGATGCTGTATGAATCCGCCGCCGCATTGAAAATCAGCACAAAAGATGAAGCTGAAATGGCGAGTGGTAGCCTGCAAAAAGTCAAGGCGTTAAGTAAGACGCTGGACGACCGCCGTAAGGAAATTACCAAGCCGATGGACGAAGCTAAAAAGTCTGTGATGGCGCTCTTTAAGAAACCGATGGATATTCTTGAGAATGCCGAACGCGCTTTCAAGAAAGCATTGTTAGATTTTCAAATGGCGGAAGAACGGAAACTTGAAGCAGCGAGGGCGGCGGCGGAAATGGAACGGTTGAAAGAAGAGCAACGATTGATTGCCGAACAAAAGAAGTTGACGAAAAACACAACTGTAGAGAACATTGACCGCATCCGTGAAATTGTGGAAGCGAAGCAGGAAATTGCAGATGAACGGAAAGCTGAAGAAAGGCAGATTGAGGAACAGAAGAAAGTTGAAGGCGTGAGCGTCCGTGAAGTGTGGAAGTTTGAGATTACAGATATTAACCTTGTGCCGCGTGAGTATATGATTCCCGATGAAAAAGAATTACAGAAATTTGCACAGGTTTATAAAGGGCAGGGAAGTATGTCCGGCGTAAGATTCTACAGTGAGAAAATTATTGCGAGTAGGTGGTTGATATGATAAAAGGAGATAAAATGAGTGGAGACCATGAAAGTTATTGTTGCGGAGAGAAGCCTCCGGTGGAAGGTATGACTACCGATGAATGGCAAGCAAAATTATTAGAACAGCTTGATGAGATTCTGCGGCAGGTAAAAGATATTAACGATATGTTGAAAAGTGAGGCGAAATGATGGCTGACCATACTCCCGCTTCCGATTCATCTGCAATCTACAGCGCGCAGACACGACATGGCGATGAAAGCTGGCGGTTCTGTGATGAATGCGGTGAGTATAAGGACGAATGCGCCTGCCAATTAAAAGATGATACTCTTGACAAATAACTTACCTTGTGGTATACTCTAACCGTATGAAAATAAAACTAACAAAACTCAAATGTAAGCGATGCGGGCATGAATGGTATCCGAAGAAAACGGAAATCAGGATGTGCGCTAAATGCAAGAGTGCTTACTTTGATACGGAGAGGAAAAGGAAATGAAACTAATACCGCTCACGCTTGGAAAGTTTGCTATGGTTGATGATGAAGATTATGAGTGGTTGAATCAATGGAAATGGCACGCACATTATAATAGACATGGGCATTATCCTTACGCACAAAGAGTATTTATTGTAAATAAAAAGTTGACATGGAGATGGAGAGGTAATCAGCAAATAATATTTATGCACCGAGTTATTTTAAATACCCCTGCTGGATTATTTACAGACCACATTGATAGAAATACTTTGAATAACCAAAGAAAAAATTTAAGAATTTGCTCTACATCTCAAAATTCAATGAATAGTAAAATGAAAAAAAATAATACTTCAGGTTTTAAGGGCGTGGATTTCCATAAAAGAAATAAACGCTGGAGAGTTACAATACAGTTAAATGAAAAACGTTATTTCATTGGTAATTTCAAAAATAAAATTGAAGCCGCGCAATCCTATAACGAAGCCGCCTTAAAATATCATGGTGAATTTGCTTGCTTGAATTCTATTCCACAGGTGCATAAATGCGTATGTGGAGAGGTGAACAATGAAAGAAATTAACATCGGGACATTAGGCAATCGTCAATTATGTGTCCTATTTTATAATGCCTACAATGAGAGGAGTTTCTGGGTTAAGCGTTTTAATGATGGCAGCCATAGATGTTATTGTCCGTCAGGTAAAATTATTGATGGTAGAATATGTTTTATGGGGATTGGAATAACATTTTTTTATTCACATTATTGGGGGGATGTGCCGTGTGTGTGCGATAAAATAGTTGAGGAATTTATGAGTGAGGTGAACGATGAAAAAACAAAAAAGTAAAAGAACGGAAGTGTTGGAATTTTTTAAGAATGCTTTTTGTGTAGATAAAGCAAGGATTGCAACGAGAAAACAGGCAAGAGAGATAGTAAAACATGCCGAAATTTATATCGTTGAACTCACTGACAGTAAAAGGGGTACATTTTATATTGCAAGACTTATACCAAAGGAAAACATAGAATGAAAAAACTTGTAACGCTTGACAGAAAACATCGCAAAGTAATCATCCGTCCGGCAAGCGCGGAAGTGCAAGCTGATTTTATACCACTTAGAACCTTCGCGCTTCTTACCGATGCGAAGAATATGAAGCAGGTGAAAAGGAATTTAAAAAAACTTTATAAGAGAGGAAAATGAAGAAACTTAAACCTGTTGTTGTGGTGCAGGAAGATAAGCCTACGGAGTCGTTATCCTTGCGTATCCGCCATGCGCTTGAGCGGCAAGGGTTCAAAGTGTACCGTGTGAATAATGGCGCAACAGCAGGTAAACGGCGCGCTAATGTTTATGATAAAGGTTTGCCTGATTTTATTGCGAATAATGGCAAGCGTGTATTATTCATTGAAAGTAAGGATTCAGGCGATACGTTAAAACCTGAACAGAAATTTTTCCTTGAGCAATCTGATAATTGCATATCGTTTTCTACTGTATGCTGGAATAAAAAGGATACGGACTTTCAAGATTTTGAGCAATGGGTCAAACTACACAAATAATACTTGACAAGTAACTTACTTATATGCTATACTCTTAATAATGAAACTAAAACTCAAAACAATAAAGTGCTTACGGTGCGGCTATGTATGGATACCCCGCAAACAGGAAATCCGCTTGTGCGCTAAATGTAAATCACCTTATTGGGATAGGAAAAGGAAATGAAACTGATACCGTTGACGCAAGGTAAATTTGCAATGGTGGATGATAAAGATTTTGAGTGGTTGAATCAGTGGAAGTGGTATGCCCATAGACAAAATACTTTCTTTTATGTAAGGAGAGGTATAAATTCAAGGATAAAAATTTTAATGCACAGAATTATTTTAAATATCCAGGATGGATTGTTCGTAGACCATATTGATAGAAATACATTAAATAATCAGCGTTCAAATTTAAGGGCTTGCACGAACTCTGAAAATCAAATGAATACAATAAAACCAAAAAATAATACGTCTGGCTACAAAGGTGTAATTTTTTATAAACATGGAAGACTTTGGGCTGCCCAAATTAAAGTAAATAAAAAGCAAATTTACATAGGTTGTTTTAAAAATAAACTTGAAGCCGCCAAAGCATACAATATAGCTGCTTTAAAATATCATGGCGAATTTGCTTACTTAAATTCTTTTCCGTTGGAGCATAAGTGAAAAAACTAAGGGAGGCGAAATGAAACGAACAGGTTGCAATAAGTTAATTTTAAATAATGGCGACATAATAGAGTATGTTTTTGTATGGGAAGATGGCGAACCACGTGAGGGCATTAACCTTATTCAGTGTGCGCCTGAAATATCTACAGAGGATAGAGATATTATTATCGGGTTGCTCAAGAAATATAACATCGTGCAATTTAAAGCATATTTGCAATTAGAAAGTGAGGTGGACGATGAGTAGATATTGGATGATAGTGGATACCCACGATAATACACCCGTTGAATGTAATTCCGCGTTCCATCACGGTGAATTGATATATGTATTTAAAACCAAAAAATGGGCAGAGGGTTTTATCTACGGCATGGATTGTTTCAAGGTGGTAGAACTCTGCGTTGTGGAAAAGAAGGTCAAGAAATGAAAACATGGTATTATAAAATAAAAATTCTTATCTGTGAATGGAAATGCAGGCGCGGCTGGCATACATGGTTTGATGCTGACGGCTGGTTATCTGATTGGGACACGTATTGTTTGTTTTGTGATAAAATGAGGAGAGAATAATGACAAGAACTTATAAATTTATGCTTGCACTCACACGCGGGGCAAAGACCCTTGTCATGGCATTTGCTGTGGCTTGCATTGCATCCTCTTTGCCTGCGCGGATTTATAAACGTAAACTTGCATGGCTGGTGGTGATGGCTTCCTGCATTATGGCAGGTGGCTTAAACTTTAAATCTGTAGCAATACAGAGCCAGCCAGCAAGCTCACTCATAGTCAGTGCCACTTGTTATTATTCAGGAGAAACAGGGAGTTATAAAACTGCAACAGGGAAACATACAAGTCCAAGATATATCGCTGTGTCCCGTGATGTAGAGAAACTGTTCCCGATGCACACAAAAATTGTCTTAACCTGTGAGGTTAATAAGATTTACGCGCAAGTTGAGGATAGGATGGGATGCGATAAGAAATTTAAACCGTGCAAGCCGTGGTACAGAAAGGTAGATATTTTTAAAACAAGCAAGAAGGCTTGCAAAATATGGGGCATTAAAAAAGGATGCCGATTGGAGAAAGTGAAATGATGACACAAACAGACAAAGTAAGAATAGTTGCTGAAAAAATAGCAGATGAATTGTTTTCAGATGGCAATAATCATAAGGCACAGAGACTTGTAGCGGAGATGGCAGACACTAAATATGGCGGCGCAGGGTGGAGTTATTCCGCAGCCGTAGAACGAATTATCAAAACGATGTTGAAAAAGAACGAGCACTTTATCGTTACAATACCAAAAAGGAAGGTGAAGAAATGAAACTATCCGATGACTTGAAGTGTCCGAAGTGTGGGAGCAAAGAAATACGTCTAAGAATATATGACACTTATTCTATGTTCTACGAGTGCAGCCATTGCGGTGGCGATACAGGACGAGCGTATCAAAATGAGAAAGGAGCACGCTGCGGATTCCGTAGATGGATGAAGCGGGAAAGGATGAAGAATGATTCTACCCGATGATTTGAAGTGTTCTAAATGTGGAAGCAGTAAAATAGGTTTCTGGTTTAATGCTTATATGGGCTGGAAAATTTATTGTGTATATTGCAAAAAACCAGACAAAGTATATTCAAAATCATATAATGCCATACGCGGATTCCGAAGGTTGATGGGGCGGGAAACCAAAAAGGAGAATTTTCATGTCTAAACAAAATTTAACACTTTCTGACACAATTCAGAGGATGCAAAGTAATAGTGAATCAAGGCATGATATAGATTTTACGGCACATTATATGCGCCTTGCCGCACAAGCCGCTATTGATGCGATTGTGCCAGAGGAAAAAGGATTTGGATTTTATGTGTCTCTATCAGCAGTAAAGAATTGGAACGCCTGCCGCGCTGATGTGATTGCGGAAGGGGATAAATTTATGGGAGAGACGAAATGACAAAAGAACAGAAAGAGTTTGTGGATAGTTTCTATGGAGATAATTTATGTTGGCCTAGCATGGACAAAATTAAACTAATTAAGATAGTCCGCGAGCAGGAAGCGGAGATTGAATTGCTGGAATCGCGGCTAAAACCTGTGCAGGATGTGTATAATGAAAATAAAGAAATTGATAATCTATTTTCTGACAATGAATGGATATTATGGCGCGCCATAAAACAAACATGTGAGGAGAAGAAATGACACGCAAAGAAAAGCTGGCAATGAGAAAGAAGAAAATAAAGTCCAAAATTACACGCAATGTAACAGTATCATTCTTGACTGATGCTACACAGAATAACATTAAGAAAAATTTCCAGATTAGATTCATGGGCGGCTACAAAGGGACAGTGGAAAGCCTTACTGTTTGCATTATTGATGTACAGGAGGGTAAATGACAAACAGAGAAAAGCTTGCGCGGGAGTTGTATGGATTATGTCAGATGTTCACAAGTGCTGAAATACGCAATCGTGCATGGAGAGAATTGTCATCATACTCCAAACATGATTATCTTTTAATGGCAAAGTACGTGCTTGATAATTATGAGAGGAAAAATAAAAAGGAAAGGAGGATGGATAAATTATTTTATAAAAAGAAACATTAAAAAAACTGAAAGGAGAGACCCATGAGTAAATGGAGATTAGCAGATTCACTTGTAACACTGCGGGATGAAATCAATACGATGTTCCCGGAGCGGAGTAAGGTAAGTGACGGAGCGAAAGGAGATACAGCCCACGCTAAGCGGCTCTCGGATCATAATCCTAATGCCGCAGGAGTGGTCTGTGCCATTGACGTAACGCATGACACAAAGGAAGGCGCGGATATGCAGATTATTGCAGATTACATGCGAACACATCCACACCCGAATCTTGACTGTCTTATTTTCGCGGGGCACATTGCTACAAGACACAGTAAGTTTTTGTGGCTTT